GTCCCCCAAGTGCCGGACTCGTCGCCTGTTGCGATCTCTTTCAATCGCAGGTTGTTCACATAGGTCGCCATAAAATATTCCTCAAGCCGCCACGTCTACCTCGACCCAGTTCGGGGTCTGAGCGTCATTTACTTCAATCCACTTCGCGTTCTGCGCATCGTTGACTTCCGTCCACCCGCGTATCCTAACCTGTCCTACTGCACCAACACCCTGCACGCCTACGGGGATTACTAAATCGCTTATCTTAAATGATACAGTACCAACAGCCCCGCTACAAAAAACTCCTGTAGGTATTACAGTCTTACCTATACCTGTGCTTACGTTGTCTACTGCCCCAGTGCCTTGCACCCCAGTAACTTGGACAAACGCGTCGTATACGAGAGCTACGTCCCCTATTGCACCTTGTCCACTTACCCCTACAGGAACAACGCTGGAGTTTATAGACAGCGTTGGAGTGCCGACCTCTCCGGTACCGGATACCCCTACTGGAACTATAGTTTTACCAAACGAAAGAACTACGTCCCCTACAGCGCCAGTACCAGAAACGCCAGTGACTTCAACCAAGAGCCCTGCACGAACAGTGACGTCACCAACTGCACCTTGTCCACTTACGCCGACGGGTGTAGCAGTGTTTACTACAGAAGCAGCACCAACCTCGCCAGTGCCTTGAACCCCTGTAGGGGTCAGCGCAATCAAAGGTAGCGGAGTAGATACTGCGCCAGTCCCAAAAACTCCTTGGACAGCAAACGTCACGTCAAACGTAACACTACCAACTGCACCAGTGCCTTCAACCCCAGTAACGGCAATCGAACGATTTACGGCTGTTGTAACAATGCCAACTTGGCCCTGTCCCGCAACGGAAACAGAGCCGGTACCAAAAGGAAGTTCCCCCCATCCGGCGCGTCCCCACCCACCCAAAGGAACTACAACAGCTCCAGTTACTTGGATAGATACATCGCCTGCCGCACCGGTACCGGAAACTCCAGTAACTGCGACCGTAACAGCGCCCCCAGAGGTAGGTAGGGATGCAAAAGGTACCTCTGAAAAGCTACTGAACCCGAACATTTAAAGTCCTGTTGGGGGGTTGGGCCACACTACAGAAAAAGGAAATCCCGCTTGCTGGGAAACATCTCTCAACGCCTGCCTATACGAAGCCCAAGAAGTTTGATTGACGGTAGCGTCCGGTATCTGCGTCCAGTCTGATGCTCGTAATTTATCGTCGCGCCGCTCTCTTACATTCTGAGAGGCAGTTTCCACTGGTAGGTGTGTTACCTCCCATACCTGTTGGTACTTACCTTCGTTACGAACTACAGTATACGTTGCCCGACTTGTTGCCAAATCTACTTCGGGAGGCGGCGTTTCTGAAACTACCGCTACACCAAACTCATCTAGCACGGCTTGGGTAATAGTCGAAGGGAACGAAGTGTGGGGGTAATCTCGTTGTAGATCAACTAAGTAGTAAGGAGCTTTGATAGACCCATCTGCCAATAGCTTTGCGTACATAATAAAAACCCTTACAGCGAAAATTGATACACCAACGTGGCCGCAGCTATAAACAGCCTAGACCCTATGTCATTAAACGCAATCCCCGCTGCTGAAGCAGGACCAGAAGGCTCAAACGCAAAACTCTGACCCGAATAACTTGCTGTACTAACATCCCACGGTGTGGCGAGTCCGTATTGATACAGTTTAAGCGTATCCCCCCCAACGTACATCACGGTGCCGTCCGGTTTAAAAAACAGCGAAGTCGGGAGTGTTTCCTGAGTTGCCACTGAAAACACTTGCACATAACTGGCTGTACTTATGTCCCACGCCGTAGAGAGATTATATTCGTTGACATCATCTCCTACAGAACCCATAACGTACATTTTTGTGCCGTCAGCTTTGAACTGAAGCGCAGTTGGTGCGCCCTCTTGTGTTGCCACAGAAAAACCTTGGCTGTACGTAGCAGTGCTTACATTCCATGCAGTAGCTAATGTGTATTCCCGTACAGTGTCATTTGTTTGCCCCACCATGTACATCTTTAGTCCGTCCGGCTTGAAAAACAACCCGGTGGGGACAGTATCCTGTGAAGCCACAGAAACACTACGTACATAGGTAGACGTAGTTATATCCCACGGTGTTGATAGGCTGTATTCGTACACTGCGTCATTGCCGGTTGCCACGCGATACAAAACTGTTCCATCTGGCTTGAACGAAATTGCTCGCCCCCCACTGGACTGCGAACCAGTAGACATTGAGGTAGGAACTTTGGCTGAACCTATGTTCCACGCAGTGGTAAGCAAAAACCTAGATACGGTATCAAACTCAACTCCCACTACATATAACTGAGTACCGTCAGCAGAAAACGAAAGTCCGCTAGGCGACCCTTCAGCTGAAGCTATAGAAAGAGTCCTGATATAACTGGCCGTACTTATATTCCATGCGGTACCCAGAGAGTACTGATACACACTAAGGTTAATCGAACCAACTACATACATCCCTAGCCCATCAGAAGTAAAAAACAACCCCTCCGGAACGGTATCTTGCGCGGATACCGAAAACACTTGCACGTAACTAGCTGTGCTTATATCCCATGCGGTAGATAATGTGTACTCATTAACGTCGTTCCCTGAGTTCCCCAAAACATACATCTTTGTACCGTCGGGTTTGAAGAAAACGTCAGTCGGGGTAGTGTCTTGTGTTGCTACAGAAAAACTTCTTACATAACTTGCAGTACTTATATTCCATGCGGTACCTAGAGAATACTGGTACACATTGTCGTTAGTTTGCCCGACCACATACATACCCAACCCATCGGATGTAAAAAACAATCCTTGCGGAATAGTATCTTGTGAAGCTACTGAAAATAATTGAACGAAACTAGCTGTCTGTATATCCCACGCAGAAGAAAGAGTGTACTCATTAACTTCGTCCCCCCCACTTCCTACTATGTACATTTTTGTACCGTCAGGCTTAAAAAATAACCCTTGGGGAATACCCTCTTGCGAAGTAACAGAAAACTGCTGTACATATAAATCTGAGTAGGAAGCTAAACTCCAAGTAGCTGGCTGCTGCGTAACGCTAAGTAGTTTCCCGGTAAGCATTACGCATCACCGACCCTAGCGCCGTAAAGCGTGGTGCTTACTTTCCAAAGTTGGACTATCGTATACCCTGTAGTTTGTAAAGTGGGGGCGACTCCCCCGTCTGTCTTCCAAGTTACGCTAGGCCATGTAATGGTGTACGCACTACCATCGTCAATCATCAATGACATGGATTGCCCAGAAGCAAACGAAGATGCCGTAGGTGATCGGTTTGCCCCCAACGTCCATAATTGGATAGTTCCGTTAGCTGGATTTAAATCAACCGAAGCACCGTCAGAAATAGTAAATACGTCTTCAGTGTAATTACCGTCAAACACTAGGTTTGTAATTGTTTTACCCGAAAGAGTTTGCGTGGCGTCAGTAGCGACAGCGCGTTCCGCCGGATAAGTTACAAAAACATCTTTGGAGTTAGAGGAAAAAGAAACCGCACTTCCACCGCTACTAGACTCAAGGACCGTATCCCTAGAAAGGGTCGTACCGCTAGCCGTATAGGTACCAATACCTATTTCCCACGTATTGGCCGTCCCATCAACAATTGCATAATAGGTAGTGTTACTGTCGCCGATTACGGAAAAAGACTGATACCCCGCTACGGCTCCGGCCAGCGTAAGCGTGCCTGTACCCGCCGTAGTCGAGGTCTCTTTTACTCTGTCTTTAAGAACCAGCGCCATAACTTACCTCACGCAATACGAATGATCGCCGTAGCTGCAGCTGCTGCAGGGAACTGAATCTGGAAGTCACCGGAACTCACAGTCTGATCTCCACCAAAGCTCAACACCGCACACGCAGAGTTTGAGTTGTTGGTGTTATAGATCATCGCCCCACAAGTAGTGAACGACGCGCTGGACCACGTAGTATCAGCAAAGTCAGTGATCGCAGTGGTGCCGTCAGAAGTCGGAGTGACGTTGGTAAGCGTGTTACCACCAGCCGTGTAGCCGGTGCCGCTGGCCTCGTCGCTGTTGCCGGTGATGTTGGAATAGTTGGTGCTCGCAGCGCCATAAGTGCCGCTACCTGCAGAAGCAGATTTCAGCAAAGCGATCTTAAATGTATCGCCAGTAGACGCCGTAAAGTCGTGCAAACCCTTGAGCAACTCAACTTTGAAGCTGGTGGGCATTGCGGTAGTGACGGTAATAGCCATGTTAACTCTCCAGTAATTTCACAAGTTCCGGGTGCCCAGCGGCGCGGAAACGGTTTGCCAACGTAGTGTGGTTAGACCTCACGGCCTGTCGCATGTAGTGAACTAGCACCCCACGTATTTCATTTTTGAACGCCTCAGCCTGATCACGGATGACAGGGTGACTGTTACCGCCAACTGAGATGATCTTGTTAAGCGCCTGCTCGGCCACTTCTTCCGGGGTAAAACCACGGCCAGAGACCAACATGGCTTTGACTTCCCCCAGCTCCGCACCGCCAATAGTACTGATCATCCTGCTACTTTCCTTTTCACTTGCCCGTCGCGGTACGCGTCGCCGCGCAGTTTACCATCACCCACATTGATCAGCAGCGTGAGCGACTGTACGTAGAGTTTTTCATAGAAGGCTATCAGTCCTGCTTCACGTTGCTGGAATCGAATCGCTTCAACCAGAGCGCCGTTGAGCAACGCAGAATCAAACTCATCACCCAGCCACGTTGTACCTGCAGTAACAATAGACTCAGGGTAGTAAGAGAAGTGTATCTCTGCCGAGTAGTTGGAATTGGGTGTAGGTCCAAGAATGAACGTATTTTGATCAAACACCGCGTAGTGCTTTGGCTTTCCTGTGTCGTTTGGCCCCGGATACGCTTCACGGATGAAGTTGACGTCTTTGTTCAGCAGATATTCGTAGTCGCCG